GGCCTTCTTGTGACACTCGGCGCATAAAAACGCCACGTTGGAGGGATCGAACTCCTTCGCAGGGTTGTCCACCACTCTGACCTTGTGGTGCGCCTCGAGGTCGTCAACGATGGCCTTGCACTGCTCGCATGCGTAGATGCCTCGAGCACGTCGCAGCTTCTCCTTGAACCTGTGCCAGGGCGCCCCACGCCCTTTGCCCTTCTGCTCGGGCTTGGGTGGCAGCATCGGATCCCACTTGCGGGGTAGGCCCATCAGGGATCCCGCAGACGTTGAATCTCGAGGTCGCGCAAGAACTGTGGCACGTCATGAAGGCGCAGGACGATCAGCCACTCGCAGTCGTCGGCACGCATGAGGAGCGCCGTATGGTCCAGCCTGATGGCGCTGGACGCCTGGTCAAGTTCTGCCCGCTGCATGATGCTCTCGACGCCCAGTCGGGCGTAGCGCTTGACCTCCCACTTCCAGAACGTCATCGAGGTGTCGAGGTCGCTGGCGCCGTCGACGCCGTTGCGGGCTGCCCGCTCGGCTGCGATGCCGAGGTGCTTGCGCAGCATCTCGGCTGCCTCGAGTTCTCCCCTGGCGCCCTTGTTTCTCTGCATGCGTCCCATCAGCCAGTCCCGTCTGCCAGTCGGCGCTCGATTTCGTTCGTTTCGTAGTGCGAGAGCCGGGCCCGCAGCCTGGCGTTCTCGACCTCGAGCATGCGCAGCTGCGCCTGCAGGTGGTCTTTCTCCCGCCTGAGATCGACTGCCCGGTCGGCTAGTGCCTCGATGGCTCGGATGGTCGTTTCCAGTTCCTTCGTCTTGTCCGTCATGCTTCTCCTCCTCGACCGCCGGGTGCGGTCGGCCCATAGGCCGATCCGTCATCCCGCCGGTCGATGGCTTCTGCGAATCGTTCCACCATCTCGTCCGACAGGCGGTGCGTCGGTAGACGCAATCCGCCTGCGTCTCTAATTCCGTTGGGGGGGGTTGACAAACCCCCAGTGCTGGAGGTATGAAGCGCCCTGCGGGACGATGCTTCGCTAGGGCTCGCACGCTCCTCGGGTGCTTCAACTCCCAATGGGGGGGTTCTAGGGGGGGCCGCCAGGAGCGCCCGCCCACCATCGACAAACTGCTGGAAGTGGCCGGGCTCCGTCAGGTGCCAAGCACCCTTGTCATCGTGGCGCGGCAGCGTCGACATCAGTGCCTCGACGTGTAACAGCGCATCACACTGGTCTTCTCTGGGCAGTGGCTCGCTGTCCTCGAGGTCAGCGAACCACGACCCGTCGCCTGGCTTGACCCACAGCGCCTTGGGGCGGCCGCCAGCCCTCTCGGCCTCCCGCGCCGTGCGGAACGGCCCAGCGGCCTTCCCCGTGCCCCGTGGCGCGAACGACCAGTACGACACGATCCGAGCCGCCATGGACGGCTGCTCGGCGTCGTACCGGGGCACCAGCCGGGCGTAGCCCTTCTGCAGGTACTCCACCGTGATGGTGTTGCCGGTCTTGGACTCGCGGGCCCGCTCGATGGCCATGGCCACCAGCCGCTGGTCGAGTTTGCCGAAGCGCTCATGGAAACCCTGCTGCTGAGCCTCGGGCGCTCGAGTGAGCGCCGGGAAGGCGCGGAGCAGGGAGTGCCAGTTAGCCCCCCACGACGGGGCGTCGTCGTCAGAACGGTAGGTCATGGTGATCCCCCAGGTCGATAGGCGTGGCCTTCTCGGCACGCTCGAAGTTCCAGTAGCGCTTGCCGTCCTTCTCGGTGCTCGTCACGCCGGTCAGCCGGATGGTGGCCCCTGCCCCCTCGGGCTGGGTCCACGACCGGAACGACGAGAAGTACACGCCGCCCTGGCTGGTGGTCGACCACAGCAGCACGCGGGTGGGCTTTTTGGGACCGTCCGGCAGTTGGATGCTGATGATCTTGCCGACGGCGTCGGTGTAGTACGTCCTCGAGCGGCTACTCGGTACGTCGCCCTCTCGAGCCCGCCACACTGGCCGCAACTCCTCGGGCTTGTACGCGCACGGGTACGGGTCGGGCGCGTCCTTGGGCAGGTCGGCGTCGTAGGCCAACGGTGCTGGCGGGTCGAACGGGACGACCGCCGCGGGCGGGGGCACCACGACCGAAGGGGGCAGGGAAGGCCCCCCTCGAGCATGGCGCGGATCCCCCCGCCCTTCGGCAGCTTCTCCGTCGTCGTCATCACCAGCCGGAACGGCGGCAAGGCTTGAGAGGCTGTAGCGCCTGGCGTACGTCAGCGCCGAGCCGATGGCCTGCGGAGTCGGTCGCTCAACAGGCAGGCTCAGGGTCGCGGCGAACCACTCGCCGCTGTCGGCGTGCACCAGCGTGGTCGTGCAGCATGCGCAGCCGTCGGTGAACGACGATGCCTGCAAGATGGCGATGCCGTTGGCCGCCAAGTGGGGACGACAGGCTTCGTCGATGGCCGCCAGGTCGGCGTACCGGCTGCGGAAGTGCGGGTTGGTGGCGTCCTTGATGGCCGGTCGGATGGACCGCTGGGCCGCTGCCAGCGCCTTGGCGATGGCGCCGATGGTCTCGCTGTGCTTCACGCCCCCACCTCGCCCTCGTCGTATTTCTCGGGCCCAATATTTCTGCAAAAAGGATCGTCCAACATCATTTCGGCCACAGTCCCTACAAACAAAGCCCACCACAGGTCGGTTTTGTGCTTTCGGTCATTGGCAGCAGCATGCATTGCAAGCGCTAGAACCTGCAATTTTGACGCGTGTTCGTAACGCTCTTTCTCGTGCCTGCCAATCTCTGCCAACATCTCATCGCGTGAATTGATGTCGTAGGTCACGCTCCCACCTCCCCGTACATCCAGCCGGTGGCCGGGTCGATGTCGGACAGGGGCAGGCCATCGTCGGCCAACGTTTCAGGCTCAGGTCGTTCCATGTGTGACTCCATGTTGACGCCGGATAATTCCGGCATGCGTGTCATATCGTCACTCTTTGCACCTGTCTATAGGTCCGAGGTGCGATTATCCACTTTTTCGGCCACAACACGGCTTCGGCGGCTGGGTGTCGACGGTGACGGCCACCCACTTGCCCAGCGGGCACGACTCACCGGCCACGCGCACTTTGGCGCCAGTGAAGCAGCCGCACGACAGGCACCGGCCGCAGTCGTGCTGATCGCACCCCTGACAGAACGCCCAGCGGGCCTGCACCTCGGCCACCGGTGCCGCCTGCACGCCCAGCGCTGCCTTGGCCACGCCTACAGCTCCGCGGACCATGTCGCCAAGCCCTGGGCCCTCGGTGACCTCGGGCTCGCCGCTCGGTGTCATGCGCCAGCGCTTCATGGGGTCGTCCTCGTCACGGTGATTAGGCGCTTGATGCCCAAACGCTCGGCCTGCTCCATTGAAAGAACCCCTGGAACTGGCGGGCTTGCAGGCACACATAGTTCGCACTCGTCATCCACGATTGACGTTGGTGCAACACCGCCACCGCCAGACACGGTGCCAGGCGCGCCGCTCACCTCATATGGGCAGAAGTCGAGCGTCCACTGCCGTGCGTCCGTTCCCGGTCCTTGGTTGAACGTGTCTTCAAATATGGTGGCATTCAGCAGGGTAAACGTCCGCTGGGCCGACGTGCCAGTCACGAGGTATAGCCGCTCATCCACTGGGCCCTCGTAAATGCATCGGACCGTTTGAATCCAATACTGCACAGCGCCTGGCGTGAACGTGAACGCATTGGCCACGCTATTCCATGCCACCACCCAGTTGGAATAGGCCCGCTTCACCTCGAAAGTGAACTGCAGCACGCTGCGGCAGCAGCACCTTCCCTCGGAACAGCGCTGCCCAGCGTTGCCTTGGTTCTGCGTGCACGGACCACATTCTGTCGGGTCCGTGCTGTCGCAGATGTTCGCTCGGTGCCAGTAGGAAATGTTCGTGAGCCCAGTTCCGCTGATGACCTGAGTGCTAAACGTCGACTGGGCGTTTCTGCGCATGCGGATGGTGCCGCTGCCAACGGTCAGCGCACCGAAGTCAACACCATTGGTGAAGTCCATGGTGTAGTCGCCGCACGCCTGGCCGTTGGAATCCGCTGCGTATGCGCCCTGAACGGCGCCCAGTTCTGTGTAATAGTTTGGCTGCGGTCCTTGGTAGCAATCCGGGAACAGCTCCGAGCACTCGTCCCCCACGTCGTAGCAGCCACGACCCTCGACGGTACGGTCGGCGCTGCATTTCTTCTCGAGCACAAGGCCAGGAATTGCTTTCGGGCTGCTGATCACCGTGTAGCACGGATAGTTCGTGCGCTCGATGAGCACCTCGGGCACCATCATGCGGTCAAAATACTTGTCCACTAGCGTGTCGACCGGTGGCGTGCAGCTCGATCCCGTAATGCAGCACTTATCCCTGACGGTGTTGGAGGCATAGCACGGGTTTGGGTCCAGCCTCGGATTCACCCGGATATCTGTAATCGCCTGCAGCGCAAAGTTGCCAGCGATGGCCCCGGTATCCACCGTGGCCTCGTACGTGAAATCGCCCAGCCCGGTGTACGGCACTGGGCAATCGTCGTTGGCGAAGCAGCCCTGACAGCAGCAGGTGCGTACTAGCGTCACTTCTTGAACTTCGACAGCGGGAACAGGTTGCCTGCCACGTAGCCACAGACGCCCAGGAGCAGGGCGAACCAAACGCTACCGATGAAACTGGCCATGGTCATTTCCTCTTCCGGCTGGGAGTGCGAATCGGCGCGGCACGCCGGAACGCCGCGTCAAACGTCGGGTCCGCCCGGCGCAGCTCGGCCACCGCGGCCACTGCCTGCTCAGGCGTCAGGTCTATCAGGCTGGCGGTTAGTTCTGCCGCCCTGCGCTCCGTCGGCGTCACGATGCCCAGCCAGCCCTTGATCAGCCGCCCGACGCCGGTATGCCACACGATGAAGCCGACGCCGAGCACGGCCAGGGCAATGCAAATCCAAACGAGGGGGGCCACCCACCAGGGCACCTGGTCCTCCACGCCTGTCAGCGCCATGTAGATCACGTCCACGGCGTCAAGGATACGCGCCTGCTCGCCCTGGCCGGCCACGGCCTCCCCTTTGATCGTCGGCAGGCTGGGCGCTGGGGCGTCAGCCTCGCTGGCGATGCGCTCGAAGCGTCGGCCGCTGCTGTGCGCGAGTTGACGCACGGCGGTCGTGTTGGCGGCAATCTGTTCGCTCGGACCAGCGCAGGAGGTCGCCACGACGACGACGATGGCGGCTAGCCATCTCATGGCTCCGCGGGCTCGGAGAATTGCGTGCCGTCCCACTCCCAGCCGATGCTGCAGGCTTGGCCGTCGGCCAGTTGGATGGCCTCGGCGCCAGCCGGTGGGGCCCAGCGTGACGTGTCACCGTCCCACAGGATGATGTTGTCCACGATGCCGCCCTGCACGATTGCCCACCGCATGCTGCCTCCTCAGTAGTAAGTCACGAACACGATCAGCCCGCCACCGCCAGCACCACCAGCGCCGCTCGCGTAGCCGTTCTCGCTCGCGGCACCGCCTCCACCGCCGCCGCCGTAGGAGCCGCCTGCCGCGCCCGCTTGGCCCGCCATCGCGAGGCCCGATCCGCCACCGCCGCCACCCGTCGCGACGATGCCGTTCGAGAATCCGGCGATCGGATCCTCGAGATCATCCGTGCTACCTCCTGATGCCGACGAGCCGACTCGCGCGGTGCCTGATCCTGATCCGCCGAATCCAATCAGGTTGCCCGCCGTCAGGCCAGCACCTCCGCCACCGCCTCCGGATCCCTTCGCGTACTGCGGCGAGTCCGTCCCGTTGCGCGTTGCGCCGCCACCGCCCGCGCCGCCGTCGAAAAGGCCGCCGGTCTGCGCTGCTCCTGCCGAGCCGCCCGAGGTCGTCCCGCCTTGGCCCAGGCTTCCACCGACCGCTCGGCCGTAGGTGCCAGGGGAATCGCCCAGGCGCGTGGTGCCACCGTTGCCTCCCGAGGCTCCGTTCGTGCTGTCGGTAGTCCTGGCTGCCCCAGCGGTGCCGCCTGCGCCGATAGTCACGGCAAGCGTGGCTGGCAGGTCGGCCGCCTGCCAAGTCGTCTCGGTCACGGCCGCGCCACCGCCGCCGCCTCCACCACCTCGAGCGCTCGAGGCCGCACCGCGGCGCCCGCTGCCACCGCCGCCACCACCGCCGACCATGATGGCCCACACGACCTTGGCACCGGCTGGCTTGGTCCATGTTCCGCTGGACGTGAACACGTCCACCGTGGCCTTGCGGCCGTCGACCTTGGCGATGGCTGGGCCGGTCACCTCGAAGTAGATGGCCCCGTCGGCAGTGTTGACGGCCAGTTCCCCTTCGAGCAGCTGCGCCGTCGTTGGCACCGCTCCCGCCGTGCTCGAGCGCTTGAGCCGGATTTGGTCAGACATCAGTAGGTCCCCCCGTCGACCGAAACCGTTAGCGCCGACACGCATTCACCGTCATACTGGTTCATGCGCTCAAACAGCGCCACGGTCACCCCGCCAGCCGTGTAGACCATGGCAGCCATCACGAACGCACCATTGGGCACCGGCTGCAGCGTGAAACCGGCTGCGTTTGCCCGCGTTGCATTCACGCCACCGGCCGCCGTGCCTGCGGTGTTGCCATATTCGGCCAGGTTGTAGGCCGTGACGCCAATGGCGTCGGTCTCGGTAATGGTCGTGATGTTGGTGGGCGTAGCCTGCGGCTGGGCCTTGCTCAGGGTGTACGTCCACCGGTTGGATGTCAACAGCGTGCTGCCGGTCACTGTCATGGGGTGCCAGGACACGACCGACCCACGTTGCAGCAGCAGGTTCTCGAGTTGGCCACGGTTGGCCGTGACGAACTGCGCCGCCTCCACCATGAGGTTGTAGGAGTCGGCCGACTGCCCGACCGGAGCGTAGACCGACGGTTGTAGGAATCCGGTCATGGCCAAGCGGGCTTGGGGTTGGACAGAATGTCGAGCACTTCGGTGGGGAGGATCACGCCCGCCGTGTGGAATGCAGCCGTGTCGGGGTATGCCTGGTACCACACTACCTTTGAGGTGGCCTTCATCGTGGAACCGCCGACGCTAATCGTGGTGTCCGGCCAAAGAGAACCATCTACCGGGTTGCGCATCGGCGTTTGTTCTAAGTGGAACCACTCGTCGTACAGAAACGTGTACACGTCCATGCTGACGGAGTCACTCACGTAGCGCCGCTCGTACGACTGGAACAGGACGGTGCCAGCGGCGTAACCGGCGAACGCTGCCGAGTTTCGTTTCAGCAGGTCCTCGGTGATGTTTGCAGGCACGTTGGTGTAGCCGAGCGCCGAGTTGCTGTCGTTTACTAGGAACTCGACCCGGAACAGCTCCTGCCGCACAGACCTAATGAACGGCGTGCCCATGATGTTCGTGACGGTGCCGCTGCTAATCAGCGTTGTTGGAGGCCATGTAATGGTCCCGTTCGTTGGAAACGACGCCGCAGCCGGTCGGATGTATTGCGAAGCCTTGCGCTCGGCACTTTGCAGGCTCGTCTTGACGCCCCGAAACGGCGCCACGCCGACCACCGGCCCCTTGGCGATCGATGTCACCATGTAGGTGTTGGCGCGGTCGGGGTGGGTTTCCACCCTGATGTCCTGCACGATGAACTGAGCAAGGCCGCCGTCGATGGTGCCAAGCGCCAGCCTGGTCCCAAGCGCCTCGATTTGGTCGAACGGTGCAGTTTGTGCCTTGATCGAGTTGTAGACGTTCCAGCTGTCCTCGCTGGTACCGACGTAGGCCGGGTCGTCCTGCGCCACGAGAAACCGGGTGGTGTGCACGGCCTCGGTCGGTTCCATGCCGATGGTCAGGGACTGCTGGTTGTGCTGTCTGAATACTTGCCACGCCATCAGCGGCTCCTATCGGTGTTCTGCTTGATCTGCTCGAGAACGCGCAGCAGCTGTAGGTTCAGCGACTCGAGCCGCCCGGTGTCACCGCTTGCCATTGCGAAGCCAGTTTCGGCACGTATGGCCGATTCCTGCATTTGCAGTTTCTCGAGGTCGCTGGCACCGGCGCCGCCGCCGAGCATGCGGAAGCCGATTCCCATGTCCTGCAGCACCTTGTCCAGATGTCCACCGAAGCCGTAGGTGGCGTTTGCTATGTACGCGCCCGGATCGGTGAAGAAAGACTCAATGTTCCTCGCTTGCCTTCCAGCCGGTGACGTAGCCCGCAGCGCGGTAGCGATTTCCCGCTGTGCCCCACGCTCGATCCGTGCGGCACCCGGCTCGTCCATACCCAATCCGACCATCCTCTGACCAGCAGCCATCTTGGCATGCAGTGCGTCAATCTCGGCCTTGATCATCCGCGTGGAGAATGGCTTGGTCATTTCATCGAGCGTCTTCCGCGCCTCGATGTTGGCCTGGTAGAACGAGCCGATGGCCTGAAACAGCGGGCTGGCCATGGCAGCGCCGACAAGGTTCTGCATGCGACCGAATTGGCCGCGGATGAGCTCGAGCTGAGCCGTGGCCTGCTGGCCCATCTTGCGCAGGCCGGTCACGTCGGCGTCGATCCCGATTGAGAGTCCTAGCTTCGCCACGTTGCCACCTTCCCAAGAGTTGCCATCCAGTCAGTCTGCCCAGGCTTGCGCCATGGTTCCACCACCGTCTGAGGCTGACGAGTCAGCCCGTACGCCAGGACCGTCAGCAGCCGCTCGACGCGGTCGGCTGCGGTCCACTCCAAGGGTTTGCCATCACCCCCTGGACGAGTGCCATGGCCACATGCACGTCCAGCGCTGTCGAGCCCGGCACGCCGTCCACCCGAGTGCACGACTCGAGCACAAACGCCTGTTTGGCGTCCTCGTCCAGCTGCTCGACCTTCCGCCACTCGCCGACCGTAATGGGCCGGACCTCGAGCATGGCCGGGTAACCGGCCACCGCGTCGCTTGTGAACTTGCGCCAGGTCATGCCCGAGCCGCCGTAATTTCGCCGACGTACTGCCAGGTCACGGTCGCCTGGTGCACGGTGTCGTTGGTGTAGTTCGGGCTGTAGCCGGTGATGATGGCGTTTCCGCTGAAGTCGACGCCTCCACTACCGGCGCCGCTGGCGAAGATGACCACAGTAACCGCCCCCGTAGATGGCGTGGCCCCGCAGAACTTCTGCGCGAGCGTCAGCCCGGTGGCGTTGTCCGTGTGGATTGTCGCCGACCCAGTCACGGTCGGACGGCCCTGGATGGCCGTACTCAGTACCGAGTTGAGGGCCGTAGCGTCCACCACAGCGCTGCTGGCCGAAATGCTGATATCGGTGGCGTCCACGGGGGTGCCAGCGATGCTGATGCTTGTGCCGTTTGCGATGAATGCCATGTCTTAGCCTCCTGTTGCCCAGATGCGGTACGTCTGACGGACCACCCGCGGGCCGTCGTCGGTGCCTTCCTGATCGTCCATGCGCTCAACGTCCTCGCCGTCGGTGGCGCTCCACTGAATCTTTGTTCCATCCACCGTGCCGTAGAGGGTGTTGTCGTTCAGCAGGGCCGACACGGCAGCCGCCAGCGATCGAGCGCCCGACAGCGTCGTGGCGATGCAGTCGATGGCCACCGAGAACTCGGCCAGTTCGGTCGTCCCGGTCAACGTGCGCACCGGCGTGCGGGCGTCGATGCTGTAGACGATGGCAGGCAGCGCGGTGCCCTCGCGTCGCCACTCCGGGCTAACGCGGGTGCTAACCAGGCTGGTCACGCCTAGGTCATCCGTCAGCCTGCGCCGTAGTGCGGTTTCGATGCTCATCGTTTCACCTTCATCCGAGCCTTGCGGGCCAAGTCGACCAGTTGCGTCTCGATGACCAGCGCTAGGTCCTCCTTCAGGACCTCTGGCGGGAACTGCTGGTAGGTGGCCCGCTTGACGTGCCACTGAGCCCGGCCGCTGTCCACGATGGGAGCGATGTACGACCGGGGGCGCCGCTTGTACCGAAAGCCAGTGCGGCTGGTCGTCTTCAGCCCGCGGGTGTCACCCATCGACTGGATGACCTTGCTCGAGGCCTTGCGCAGGCTTTCCTGCCCGCCGTAGCTACGGTGGGTGGCGCCGTGCGTCAGCCAGTTCTGCTTGTACGTCGTCGCCAGTCGCTTCAGGCTGCGCCGCAGCAACTGCTTGAACAGGTTGCGGCTGACGCGGTCGGGTAGCTCGAGGAAGACCTGCTCGGCTGCCAGGAACGCCCGCTGGGCGCGCTGGCTGGCTCCGGCACGCATGATGCCCAGGTTCTCCGAAGCGTTGACCTGGCGTTCCATGAAACGCTGGTAGTTGCGCAGGTGCTCCGGGGTGTTGAACGTAGCGCCGCGGCGGAAACTCATGCCGTCACCTCGAGCGCTTCGCAGTGGAGTTCCATCCGGCCCAGCGTGGGGTCCAGCACGCCGGTTACCTCGAGCACGCGGTCGGTC